TTAGAAGCAAAAGAGATGCTTACAGACTTCCGTAAACGTGTTCCGTTTATGCAAGGTATGTTAGAAGCTGTTATGAATCGTGCAAATTCTAAGGGTGTAATTAGAACTTTACTTGGTCGTAAGTGTAGATTTGATTTGTGGGAACCTACATCTTGGGGTGTACATAAACCACTACCGTTAAATCAAGCAAAGGTAGAGTATGGCGATGCTATCAAAAGATATGGCACTTACAAGGCGTTAAATAGACTAATTCAAGGCTCAGCTGCAGATCAGACCAAAAAAGCTATGGTTGATGTTTATGAAAATTTAGGTATAATACCACTTATTCAAGTTCATGATGAATTAGATTGTTCTGTACAAGATGAGAGACAAGCAAAACAAATAAAAGATATTATGGAAACATGTGTAGAATTAGAAGTGCCTTCAAAAGTGGATGTAGATCTTGGAGAAAGTTGGGGTGACAATGGTTGATAAAAAACCAGGATACAGAGAACAAGGCAAAGCAAGAGCTGGTAATGTAAAAAGTAATTTTGCCATAAATCCAGAACAAATGGAATTTGAAAGAAGAAAAGTTCTTGAACAAATGTCCAATAAAGTTGATCAAAAGAAATTAAATAACATGGCTGCAGTTTCAGCCACAACAGAACCTAAATATTTTAAAACAACTAATTTACTTAAGAATGGTAATCGAGCAGAGTACGATAGCACAGAGGGTAAAGGTGAACAACGTGAACCCACTATGCGTATACTGTCATTGGGAGCTGGTGTGCAGTCGTCATGTCTAGCGCTCATGGCACAAGAAGGATTAACAAAACATAAACCAGATTATATGATATTCGCAGATACGGGGTGGGAACCCAAGTTTGTATATGAACATGTAGAATATCTAAAAAAGGCCATAACGATTTGTCCGCTGATCACTGTGCAGAGAGGAAACATCAGAGAAGACCTCATCAGAGCAGCGAACCCAGAACCAGGGTCTAGAGAAGAGGAGAAATCATTTGCTGGACGTGTACCAAACCCTCCGCTGTTTGCTGCACGAAAAGGTGGACGTGTAGGAATGCTTTATCGTCAGTGTACACATGATTATAAAGTTATTCCTATACAAAAAAAGATTAGAGAATTATTAGGAGTGAAACCAAAACATAGAGTGCCTAAAGATGTGATTGTAGAACAATGGATAGGTATATCTACAGACGAAGCTATGCGTATGAAAAAAGCTAGACTGCCGTGGTTAGAATCACGTTGGCCTTTGATTGAAATGCGTATGTCACGTATGGATTGTTTACAGTGGTATAGAGATATAAAGAAACATCCTATGCCTGGTAAATCATCTTGTATTGGTTGTCCTTATCATCACAATGATCAATGGCGTAATATGCAAAAAAATTACCCAGAAGATTTTGCTGATGCTGTAGAAGTAGATGATAAAATTAGAAATGGATTAAAAAATTCTGAAGCTAAATTGTACCTACACAAATCAGCGAAACCATTAGGAGATATAGATTTCTTAGAACCAAAGAAACAACCAAGTTTATTTGGTGAAACATTTGATGAAGAGTTTGCAGATGAATGTGAAGGACTCTGTGGAGTTTGATCGTAAGTTTGTAAGATCTGGACCAGAGTTTAGATGCTACAATTGTGGCAAATGGTTTACTAGACTATTATACTGGACAGATAAAAAATTTAACCCGCAGCAAAAACATAAGTTGCATTTCTTATGTGGACCTGCTTGCGCAACGGAGAAATATGAGCGAAGTAATAAGTAAAATACCAATACAAGATACACGATTGTTTTACAAAAGGTATAACAATTATGAAAATCTAAATAATTTATTGA